CCCCTCCGCGCTCGTCAGGCCGCTCAGGTCCAGCCAGCCGGGGATGCTCGTGGGCAGCACCAGCCCCTTCGCGCTCGTCAGGCCGCGCAGGTCCAGCCAGCCGGGGATGGTCGTGGGCAGCACCAGCCCCTTCGCGCTCGTCAGGCCGCTCAGGTTCAGCCAGCCGCCGATGGTCGTGGGCAGCACCAGCCCCTCCGCGCTCGTCAGGCCGCTCAGGTTCAGCCAGCCGGGGATAACCCCATTTCGCGTCTCGACATACTCTTTCAGGAAGTCGAGCAGGGCCACACGCGGACCAAGGATAACCTTGTCTGCCTTGGACTTGTTACCTTCCGGGTCTTTGTAAGTTCGGGCATCGTCAGGAATCGTAACCTCGCGCACCCACGCACCTATGCCCAGGAACTCGCAGATGTGATCCTCGTCGGCATAGTAGATGCCGCCGGACTGGCAACCGCCGCTCGGATTCCAGGCAACAGGGTCTATGTTCAAGCCATCTTTGTACTGCAAGCCGTTGTGCTTCTCGGCTGCGTTGGTCACTTTGAAATAGCGCATTGGGTTCTTTTCTTACCTCTTTACCTTGTGTTCGTTCGATAGACAAGGGAGCTTGATTTTTCGGTCAAACTCCCACTTCCAGGAAAGATCGGGGAAGAGTTACTTGGATTGCTTGCCGCGCCGGTAGGCTTCAATCTTCTCCGCGTTAGTCAACCGTACAACCGCTTCGGGCGTTGATGGGAGTTTGGTATGAATCAAGTCTTTGATCTCCTCCGGCACATCCGGCTCAGGCTGCTCCCCACACTCATGTTTGGCCCAGTGTTCTGGCGTTCTGAGATGCTTCATTAGAACCGGCCCGTTCCAGTCGTACAGCCGAATCTCGCCCGGCGGAACTCGGTTGTCGATCTCGAAGCGGCCAAAGGCGGTGTCAAAGAATTGCACTGTCGGCTCCGGGGCGAGGTACATCCGGCGAACCCACTCAACCAACATATTTCTCGCTTGTTCTTTACTAATGCGGGACGGGTAACGCACAAGCGATCTTCCATTTGCTCCGATCATGTTAATCAGTTCGTCGCACTGCTCATCTGTCGGCACGATCGGGTTCTCCGACTGCCAGCGCAGAGCCGCTTCGAGGGCGATAGACTCTTGTGCGGTAATCGACGCTTCTGCGGACACACCCATCCAGCTATTGCGATAGCCGTCGTTGGCGTGTTCCCATATCGCCATCCGTGCGTCTACCGCCGCCTTCAACATCCCATCCGGCACTACAATCCGCTCGCTCATCTGTTTCTCCAGTCATAAATTTTGTTGCGCACCCAATTTGACGGCCACTCCCAAAACAGAATAACCGGCCAATACCACCAGACTGCATCGCAACCAAAAAGAGTGATCCATCCGCGTTTGTCGCTCATGCCTGCCTCCATCACTTCCATAGCTTCCATCGCCGCTGCCTCGGCTGCCGCTGCCTCGGCTGCCGCTGCCTCGGCTGCCGCTGCCTCGGCTGCCGCTGCCTCGGCTGCCGCTGCCGCCCGCAGCTCCGCCCACCAGCCGCTCAGCGCTTGCTCTTGCTCTCGCTCTGGCGCTCTCCGAAGCATCTTCGCGCCGCTGCCGATTCCTTTGCTCATGCCTCGACCTCCCTGCGCTCACTCTTCTTTACTGGACACTTGACTCGCTTGGCGTACTCATATTCGAGTCCGCAATTCCAGCAGTTATGTGAGTGAACGTTTCCCATAACTGGCTTACCGCCCGCCCGCCTTCCTATTCTCTTGCGAACGGTAAAAACATGACTATCTAAATTCTTCTTGCTCATGCCATTGCCCTCCGTGCATTGATGATATCCCTGGCTTCATCGAACAGGCGAGACGGCTGTAAATCAACTGGGGAGGTTGAAAACGATACCAATCCGGCACGCTTCAGAGCATTTGCCACAATAACTTTTGTCGAGTCCAGCAACTCAGGGTGATCAACAATATACATGACCTTCTGAGTCCTCGTACTGCGATGCCTTCTGGATGTCTCCATTTAAGCCGTCGCCCTCCGTGGCAGCATCTCCACAATCTTAGCGTTCTCGGGGCGCAAATGCTCTGCGCTGTCCCGGCCGCCGTAGGTGTTGATTGTCGTTGCGATCTTGGCGTGACGCATCAGGCCGCGCTGCGTCTCCATGTCGATGCCGAGAGTGCGCATCATGGCGCGGTGCGTGTGGCGGAAACTATGGAAGCCAAGCCCAGGCAAACCGATGCGCTCGCCAGCAGGTTGCAGGTACTCGCTTCGCAACCAGTCCCGATCCAGCGGCCTCCCCGTGCGCTCCGAGCAGAACACCCAGCGGCTCTTCAGCGCCTCATGCGCCTTCCAGCCGCGCAGGATCTCGATCAGGTTCTCGTGCAAAGGCAACGTGGCCGCCGAGGTCTTGCTCTTCGTGTCGTTGGCCTTGCCGTGAACCACGCTGCGCTGAATGTGGATGGTCTTGGCCTCGAAGTCGCAATCTTCCCACTTCAGGCCGAGAATTTCGCTGACCCTGAGACCGAGGCCGGCGGCGAGCTGCACCATCACCTTGACCGTCTCCGGCAACTGCGGGTCGTCCAGCAGCGCCTGGTACTGCGGCAGCGTGAGGATGACGAGTTCCTTAGCGCGCGTCGAGGAACCTTTCAGCCGAATCAAGTCCATGGGATTGCGCTCGACCTGGGCGTGGCCCCAGAGCATCGCCTTCTCGATGAGCAGGTGGAGCAGGTTCCGGACCTGGCCGCGGTAGAGAGATGACACCGGCACGGCCGGGCCGCGCTTCGGATGGCGCCCGATCACCGGCAGGTCTTTCAGCCAAGCCTCGACAGCCAGCACTTCGCGGCAGAACTGGTCTATGCGTAGACTGCCCCACTGCGCCTCGATCCGCTTGAAGATGCTGCGGTAGGATGCGGCGGTCGTCTCGCGCTCCGGTGGGGATTCTTTCCAGAATTTCTCGATGAGGTCGGCCATGGTGATGCACTCGACGTTGGAGTTGGCCAGCCTGCGAAAACGCTCGGCGGCCTTCTCGGCCTGGGCGCGCAACGGGAACTGCTTGACGGTGCCAACCCACTCACTACGCTGGACGCCGTTCTCACGCCACCTAAATCTCCAAGCCGCGCCGCACTTGCGCTCGACTCTGACAATCGATCCTTGCTGGAAACTGGTACGCATTTGGTTCCTTTCCTTACGGTTCCCATTATAAACACAAGGCGGAAGCAATTGCAAGCTTGAAATTCAAGCAGCGGACAACACGTGTCGGATACCGTGCCGCCCGCTGCTGTTCCGGATAATCTGGGGTGAGATCCGGAAACCAGGCTACTCCAGGACGATAAATTGGAGGAAATTGTCCTCGACGCAGGCCTTGATGTGGTCGGCCACACTGCGCCGGCCCTTCTTGGCCGCGGATTCGAGCGCCTTGTGCTGCTCTTCGTTCAACTGAAGCAGGATGCCCTTCGTGCCGGGCTCGCGGTTGGAACTGCGCGGCTTTCTGGCACCGGCCGGTTCTGCTGGAGGTGGTGCTGCGGGTTGATTCGCCTGTGGAAGATTCGCCAAACGCTCATTGGCTCTGGCGATCGCCTCGTCGCTGAGTTTTTCCGTGTCAAACGATGTTGCTGATCCGTGTCCTGCCATTGTTTCTTTCTCCTCGTCTTTGGATTTGTGGTGCTGTGAAAGTTTTGCGCGGTCCATCCTTGATCCGAACGCGCCTCAGCGAGTTCAACTCCACGATGGCTATGTGTACATGACAGGTTGCCCTGCCGCGCATTCCCTGCCGCATTACCCGAAGGTTGGGCAGAGAAGTTAAACCTGATCGACGGTGACCGATCCGTCCCGATTGATCGTAACCGGCGTGTCGTCCTTGGAATTGAGTATCTTGTCCAGTTCGGCAATCGTCGGGCGCGCCATCGCGCCGACATAACAGGCAATCGCAAGATTGGCCTGCATAACCGAGTTGCGGATCGTGCGCATTGCCGCCGTCTTGTCGGCCCCGTCAGGCGTGTGCTTATTGACCGTCTCGGCGTAAATCTTCGCCGCCTCTCGAATAGCGTTGTAATGCTCCACTTGCTCAGGTGTGGGAGCGTGATACACAAACCAGTTGTCAATGTCGTGCTGGCCTATCGCCATAGTTACACCCCTTTCAATCGTTTCACTGCGTCCACAACCTGTCCAACCGTCATCGCCGCAGTAATAGCGTTGTCGGAAATCTCGATGTCAAACTCCTCTTCGAGATCCTGCGCGAACTGGACCAATTCTATCGAGTCCAGGCCGAGATCGTTCACAAGAGTATTGTCATCCGTGACGCTTGTAATGTCAATACCGAAGTCGAAGAGAATCGTGCGTACTTGCGTTGCGATTGTGTCCATGGTTAGCTCCTCGCTAGGTTGTCGAAACGAGTTAGTTGACCTACAAACGCCAGTTTCACGACGCCGGTAGGACCATTCCTGGCTTTGGCGATAATCAATTCAGCCAGTCCAGCAAGATCGGGATTGTCGGGATCGTAGTAGCCGGGACGGTGAATAAACGTTACAAGGTCGGAATCTTGTTCTATTTGTCCTGATTCGCGTAGATCGGATAAGATAGGCCGTTTGTCGTTGCGCTGCTCTGGTTGGCGATTCAGTTGAGCGAGAGCAAGTACCGGAACTTCCAACTCCTTCGCGCACGCCTTCAGAGAGCGAGAGATGTGGGCAATCTCCTCCTGTCTGCTCCCGGTCTTTACTCCGGCAGACATAAGCTGCAGGTAGTCGACGATTACAAGGTCTAATCCACCTTGCCGCTGCTTTAGCCGGCGCGCCTTCGCTCTCAACTGAACCGGCGTCAAATTGGCCGAATCGTCAATGAAGATGTTGGCTTCAACTAATTCTCCCAGGGCTATCTCCAGCTTATTCCGTTCATCCCGGTTGAGGTAGATGCCCTCCATCGCCTTGCGCACATTAACCCAAGCTCTCGACGCCATCATCCGACGTTCTAGGGAAGAGCGGGACATCTCCAAACTGAAGACAGCCACAATTTTCTTTGTGCCGATCGCGACATTCTGGGCAATGTTGATGGCCAGGGCCGTTTTTCCCATCGAAGGGCGTGCGGCAACGATCGCCAACTCCGACTTCTGCAGCCCGCCGGTCATAGCATCGTAGTCCAGGAACCCCGTTGGCAGTCCCGGCTTCATCTCAGGATCTGTGTACGCCTTCAAGTAGGGCTCAGCGCCGCCCGCTTCCTTGACCGATTCGTAAATCGTTCGCAGCGCGCCGGCTTGGGCATCCTGCGCGATCTCAAGCAACTGCGACTCGGCCGCTTCGAGTATCTCCAGCGCAGTCTCGCTCTGATCGGCGGCGCGCGCGATGCCCGCGGAGAAGATCAGCATCATCTTGCGCAGGCGGCTCTTATCGAGGACCAGCCGGATATACTCGCCGATCACCGGGCGCCGGGGAAGTCCTTCTGTGAGACTAGCCAAGTACGCCACGCCGCCGATGGTGTCGCGCTCCTTGTAGCGGTCCAGCTCGGCGGCCAGCGTCACGATGTCAACCGCCTGGTTGGCGTCCACCAGTTCCGCCATGCGCAGGAAGATGCGGCGATGGCTGTCGAGGCTGAAGTCGTCCGCTGTCAACTGCTCGGCGGCCTCGGAAAATGCCTGAGCATCAAGCAAAATCGCGCCCAGGATGGTCTTTTCGGCGTCTATGTTGGCGGGCAGACCGGCGTCCAAGGTAAGATCGGGTATTGCGCGACCGCGGATCGCCTTCCGCTCATAAGAAGGCGGGGCCGCAGTAACGGGCACATCTTCGCTCGGCGGCGGCTCCGGCACCTTGTCGTCGAGGAAATAGTCGCGGGGATCGGTCAAGGTCCTATCCGATCTTGTTGTACGCCTTGCCAGCCTTCTTGAAGTAAGTGTCGTAGTGGCTGCCGGGGCTGTCGGCTCGCTCCCATGCAAGAGCTTCGTCCTGCGATGTGCCTGGGTGAACCCCGGAGTGTCCCGATTTGAAGACAACACGCAAATCGAGAGTCTCGTCATCCCAAAATGCCGATTGGATATTGGAGCTGGTTTTTTTGAACTGCAATTGACGCTCTGCCATTTACGCCACCGCCTTTTTGGTTACAAGAACTCTGACGGCGACTGGCCGCCCTTTCGGCCCATCCTCAACTTCGTACTCAACCTGGTCGCCCCTGTGAAGTGTCCTGCGGCCTTCCATCAGGATTTCGGTTTGGTAAACGAAGTTGTCGGGACCACCTGCTGTGGGGCGAATAAATCCCCATCCCTTACGGTCATCAAACGATACTACTGTTCCTGTCATGTCGTACTGTTCCTTTCGTGAACAAAGTCGGCGAACCGCAAGAGCATTGCCGCTTCTTTGTCTAGTTTTGCTGCAATCCGCTCTTCGATCTTATAGCTCTTTTCTTCTTCATCCCTGCTCTGCATCTTGAACTTCCGGCCCATCATTTGCTGTGCCAGCTGATGAGCCGCTTTACGTTCTGCGTCGGAAGCAGGTGTCCGCGCATAACCCCTGCGAGATTCGGCGTACTTTGTTTTCTCTCGCGCTTGTTCGCGGAGCCATTGCTCCAATTCGGTTGCCGTATCCATGCAAGCCCTTTCCTACGACTTCTTTCTCCGTCCCCTGCTAACCCGCAACGTCGTCGACGGTGCCGCCGTGAGCCCGGGCACGTTGAACGCCGCCATGAGCGCGCCGGCGAGTTTATCACAGGCCGCGAAATCCCACGACAGCAGCGGAGCTGCCTGATCGATCGGGTACTTCCCGTCGCGCACAGCCTTCAGGAGCGCCGTGATCGAGGAAATATAGGCTTGGCCGGTATCGTCGGATTCCACAGCATCCCGGTCCACCTTCCAGATCGTCGAGGTACTCTGCCCTTCGATCTTGGGCGCAGCCGGCGGCACATACGTAGGTGGAATATACGGGCGTGGGACTTCGATCACTGGTGCATCGAAAAGGGTCTCAGCGCGCTGCACGTCGCCCTCGTCGAGAGCGTCCTGCACGTCAAGAAGTTTGAGCCGTTCAGCCTCAGCCTCCTGCAGACGACGCGCCTCAGCCTCAGCCTCTTCGCGCGCCTTGCGCAGCGCTTCCTGCCGGATGCGCTCCTGGGTTTGATCCCAGGTCAAGATCTGCGCTTTGACATGCTTGATTCCGGCCTCCAGCGGCTCGACGCCGGCCTTCACCTTGCCGCCAGTCTCCATGTAGACCTCGTAGAGAACCTTGCGGAGCGGGTCCAGGGCGGCGATGGTCGTATCCTTCTTCGCCACCAGCCGGTTGAGTGTCTCGCTGGCTTCCACGCGCTTCTCGGCGGTGTCAATGCGCACGGTCAGCGCCTGCTGGCCAGTCTCGACGTTCTGAGCGATGATGGCCTTGATCTCGCCTTCACGCTCGGAGAGCAGGTCCAGCGCCTCGGCCGCGGACTCGGGCGCGCGCCATGCGGCAAGAACTTCGCCGACGGGCTGGCGGACGATGGCGGTCTGCCCAATGTCGATTCCTCCGTCAAGAAGCGTGAATGAGCCGTCTGGGTGCTGGCTGTAAACATCAACCCTGTCCACCTGCGGATCCAACTGCCCTTCCGGAAACTTCTCCGGATCGCCGGATTGCTTCGACCAGTAGAGATCTCCCATCTCTCCTGTCCCACACTGGAAGGTTTGATCGGCGGGGATCGACGACGGTGCCGGGTCAATCCCATGCCCGTTCCATCCCGGCTCGCACAGTTTGATGTCCTCATCCATCACGCTCAGAGACTCGACTGGCTTCGTCTTCGGCGGCTCCGGCGTCTGGCTAGGGTCGGCGCCGAGCACGTCGTACTCCCAACTGGCGTTGCCTTTGATGTGCTGGTTCCACCAGGAACCGATGCTCTTCGCGGTCAGCGCCTCGTCGGCTACTTCCGGCGCAACGTTTTTGTATCTCCGGATTTCGTGCGTGCTCTTGAACTCGTAGAGCAGTCGCCATGTCGCCTCGTCGTAACCGGCGCGCGAGAACATCGAACTCTCGACCGGCTTCAATGCTGAAAATTCATTTGGCATCTGGATTCCTTTCCTTGTTAGACTTCGTTGCTTCGTTGACCCGAACATATCCATCAGCAAAGTTCACACTCTTGATAGCTGACTCGATAGCTTGCACGGCAGTATCAAAACACTGCGATGCTTGGATGTTTTCGTGGAGATACTCCTCGCCGTGGGATTGCGCAGCGCACTTCCTGTGAGCGCGGAGTAGCAAGCCGATAATGCTTTCGTCTGTGTCGCTCATGCTGCCACCGCCTCCCATAGTTTTTGGTTGTGGTTAAGCCTCCACCAAACCAGCCTCAGCGCCGCAATCGCAATCGCCTCATCCTCTTGGCTGTTGGTATACGAATGGAGCTTGTAAGTCCCATCTTTCTTCAACTGCAAAGCATGACGACGGACTCGGCCAACGTGGTTCGATTTGTGGACTCCGAGTTCCTGAAAGGCTGTCTGAATAGACCATGAAGGCTGCACAGAGCTTGCCGCCTTGACCTCAACCACCGCCTTGTCGCGTCCGAACTGACCAAACATATCCAACTTCATCCCGATTTTCATGCCGCATATCGTAGCAATAATCGGGGCTTCCGTCCAGGCCGGGTCCGGCTTAAAGTGCGTGTCGCCGAGGAACTTCAGGTAACCCATGAAGTATCCTTCAATCTCCGGCAATAGCCAGTTCGGATCGTAATCTCCTTCACGGTTGTAGCACTCAACAAGTTCATGGAGTTCTGTTCCGCGTTCGGCTGCCGCTTCCATGTCTTCGGGGCGCGCGCCGTCGAAGTTACTCAGGCCTGCGAGTTTGATAGTTTGCGTACAGCTCGGCACCCAAAGTCCATCGCTATCCCGATACTCATGCGGGTCGTCGTTGAAGGTGCCGCCGGGGATTTGGAGGATAGCCATACTATGCGCACCCCGATAGCGTAACCTGTGTCGCTGTGTCCGTGCGATGGAAAAACAGCCAGAGGATAAAGTCGCCAAACCAGCGCGGGATGAGCTTGCGCGGCTTGAGTTGGATACCCTGGCAGAGATAATTACCGTTGGCGGTTGTGATGGTGATTTCGCTCATACGCCCACCTCGACAAACTCCACCGCTTTGTACTTGAAGCGCGACCTTCCCTGCCAGCCGTTCATCTTGTCCGCGGCGGCCGTCGCCTTGTCATGGTCCTTGTAGAGATGGTACGGCGCGTGGAGACCCCAGGTTGCGCCGCCGTCGCGGGATTGTTCGATTAGCCAGATACTCATAAGCGCACCTCGATTTCGTGAGGCACGTCGAAGAATCCGAGTTGGCCCTTGAGTGGAATTGGAACCGGAAGAATGACAGGGTTGCGCAGAACAAACCCGTACTTGCCGACAAAGAACTTGCTCGGATGCGCGGTGACGCAATCCACGATCTCGACCGTGCCGACGATGCAGCCGCCCGCCGCTTTCATGGCCGCCGTCGCATCCTTGTCTACCAGCGGAAGCGTAATCCCATCACCCTCGGCCATGTGAAGCACGTCAAGCCAATCTTCCCGAAGTTCTTCCCATTTCCACCACTTGCTCGCGTGCAAGGCGATGCGCCCGCGCTGGCTCGTGTACCAGTCACGATTTTCAACAGGCTTGCCATGCAAGATTGCCCACCACCAGGGCGCTCTGACGCTCAGTGCTTTCATCTATCTTTCCTTTCCTTCCTCGCCACCCGGCCAGAATCCTGCTGCCCCATGAAGGCGAACAAGACTCTGACCCGCAGCGCACTCCGCCGTTGCCGGCAAAGCTAGTTGTCGACTTCGATCTCGTACCGCTCCAGGTCGCTCTCCAGTTCCTCGGCCCGCAGGCTGTGGTACTGGTACTCGCGCTCCAGAATGGCCTTGAGGTCGTCAACCGCGTTCTCCGCCTTGTCGAGCGCGGTATCGAGGTTGTCGATGCGCTTCTTGGCCTCGTCGAGCTGCGCGGCCAGGGTGACACTCTCCTGAACGCCGTTGAGAGCGTTATAGGCTGTCGGAATGTCCAGCGTGACCGTGCGCTTCACTCGCTTGGCCACCCTCGCCTTTTTCTTCGCGGCCTTCTTCGCCGGCTTCGCACTCGTCTTCTTGCCGGCCTTGACTGCCGCCCAGCGCTTCTTCTGCGCGTCTGCAATGCGCTGCCTGGCCTCGGGGCTCAGGACGCGCTTCGGTTTTGTCTCGTCTGCCATTGTTTGATTGTCCTTTCTGGGTTGATGTTACGTTGTTGGAAACTGCTTGATGTTGAGGTCGTCCGGCAGGTCGTGGCCCTTGCTTGGCCCGAATACGCTGCCCATTTGTTTCATAAAGAACGGCACGCCGGCTGACATACACTGATCGCGCAGGCTCCGCGCCCAGTCCGGATGCATCGGCCGCGCGCCGGGTCCACTCTCGCCGCCGCAGATTGTCCAGTCGAGGTATCTTCCTAGTTGCGCTCCAGGAACTTTGTCGTTCCTGATGTAGCAATTTCCACGAAGCTCCACCGGTCCCAGCAGCGGCTCAGCCGAGACAAACCGCACCGCCGCCGACGTTTGCAACAGCAGAGGAATCCGCACATCCGCCGCCGCCTGGTTCTCCACGCTTACTCCCAACCAGACGTTGGGTAATGGCTGAGTTAGCCGATGATCCTTACGCGGTATGTCGGCGATACCTTCGTCGTGCCATCGAACCAAAATCTCTGCCTCGCGCAAGCCCCAACAAGTACTCAAATACTTCAGCATCCGCTCCGGCCTCTTCGTCAACACCTGAAACACGTGCTGAGGACACAACGCCATCACCGCGAAAATCTGGTCAATCCACTCATCCGGCACATTCTCATGGAAGAGGTCACTGACTGAGTTGACGAAGATGCGGCGTGAGCGATAATTCTGCCATCTACCAATACCGCGACCGCTGCCCGTCGTAAACAGTGACCCCCATTTCAGTGGGTCCAGCAGATGCTTTTCGACCAACTCAACTTTGCCGGTCCAGTGAGCGCCGTCGCTCTTGATGACCGCCAAGCCATTGCCCCATTGACCAGGATCGCTGAAGCGAGCTGCCATCGTTTCCGCATAGCAGTGACGGCAGCCCTCGCTTACGCGCGAGCAGCCGCGAATAGGGTTCCAGGTTGAGTCCGTCCATTCGATACCTGTCTTCGTTCCCATGCTTTCCTTTCCTTGAACTTCAATGCGCGGTCCTTTGACGCCCATTGCTCTCCAACGTGTAAACACGCTCCGAGGGGCGGGCCACCAAGCCGCTGTTCTTCACAGTCTCCCGCGCATCTCCCCTTGCGGGAAGGTCAAAATGGAATGTCGTCGTCGCTGACAGGCTTCGCCGGTACAAGTACAACCTCTGCTGGAATCTCCTCGTTTTGAGAGGCTGCTTCAACCGCTGGTTCTGGCTCCGGAATTGGAGGTCCGTCAACTTCTTCGATCAGCATCACATTGTTGTATGACGCAAACCGTACAAACTCCATACTCTCGCTCTGACGGAACAAATCAGCCGTTCCGTCGCTGCTCGCGTGGTAGTAGTGGCACTGTCGGACAACCACTACGGCTTCAAGTTGACTCTTCATCACCACCCGCACCCACTTGGGTTTCAGGTATGCGGTAGTCAATGTGGATGGCCCGATTCTGGGAACGTTTAGCATAGCATCCTTTCTCAGCGGTCTGGTTTGCCGGACGCCGCCGGCTGGCTCATGCCCACGAGCCAAGATTAAACCCGCACCAGTCTATGCGTGGATTGCTCGCCTACTCTCCACGCTGTTCCTTGTCGCGCCGCTCGATCTCGGCGGCAAGCTCCTTGTCGACCGTGGCAAAGTCCTTGTGTGCTGTGAAGAACGCGACGCGCTCGTCGTGGGTAAAGCCCAAAACATCGAACTTCTCGTTCACCGCCTTCTTGATCGGCGACAGCGAATCCGCCCAGGCGAAAGCCAAATCCTTCTTGCTGACCGGAATGTCTTTGGAGTTCTTGTCGTTGTGCGGCTGGCCGATCTGAAGGTTGTCGCGGAGCCACGCCTTCGCTTCATCCGGCGTCCACCCCGAGGCCTTGTACCGCTTGTAGAAGTCACTGCCCCCGCTCTGCCCGATCGTTTCCTCAGCCTTCTCGACGACCGGCGCCGGAGCACTGGACTGCGGCTGCCCTTCGATGGTCTCGCCGGGGTAATCGCGGAGTTCTTCGACAGTCTTGAGACCTTTGAGCGCGTCGGGGAATTGGTCGCGCATGGCAAAGGCGCGGGCGCGCATCTGCATCATGCGGAACGGGGCGGTTGTCCAAGGTCCAGCTTTCTTCCAGAGTCCGGCGGTAAGGGCGTCATCTTGCCCGAAGGTTGCCTTCACGTCTGGCTGGCCACGACGCTTGATGATACAAGTCGCCTTGTTGTTTTTTTTGATCGTATCCGGGTCGTCCTCGTGGATACTTACGAAGTCCGGATGAGTCTTGATGATGGCAAGCGCACCGTCGCCCCACAATGCCGGACGATTGTTTACCGTGTAGATGGATTGAAGTGCCTGGATAGGAGGCAAGCCGACCTCATAACCTAGCTGGATCGCTACCACGATCGCTCCCGGTTTCCCTGCGTAATCACGCGGAATCATTCCTGAATCCGCGATAAGTGTCGCAAACTCGATGGCCTCTTTGAGTGTCCGAGGAGCGAAGGTATTCGTCTGCTCAAGTTGCGCCGACGATTGAACTACAAGAGCGTTATCTGCCATGCTGCTTTCCTTTCTCGGTTATTAGTTCTAACAATTGTAAGCGTAGTCTACCGGACTGCCGTTGTCAACCCCCGCTTGCAATTATTTTTGAGATTCCCTATAATCGGCCTCATGGCGAAGAAACCCATCACGTCGAGAAGGCATCTCAAGGCTGGCCGGAAGGCGAAGTTGACGAAGGATATGCCCGATTTTTACGCCAAACTGGGCAGCCGCGGCGGCGAGAACACGCTCAAAAATAACGGCACGCTCTTCTTCCGCCGAATTGCCTCTCTTAGCCACCAGAAGCGCCGCGAGAATGCCGCCGCCCGCGAACTGGAGAACGATGCCCGAGCCGCCCGTTGAGTCCATCTCCCTCGCCGATCTGGCAAAGGAACTCGGCGTCAAGCCTGACCGGCTCCCCCTGCTCGTCCTCGAAGGCTACCTCCGCCTAGTCAAGTCCGGCTGCTACGCGGAGGATACCTTTGTCGAGAGGCCGGGAGCCGGCGCGCGTGAATGGCTCCGCGCCATGTTCGCGCCGCTCAAACAACGCCCCATGCTGCCCATTAAGGACGTGGCCAAGTTTCTCCAGATGAGTCTGCTGGAACTGCGGCGCTGGTGCCTCCACTTCAACATCCCGATCTATATGGACGCCGCCTTCGGGGAACTGCTCACCCTCAAGAACTTCTACAGCCTGCAAAATGGGTTCTTTGAGATCCAGAGTCCGCTGCGCACTGACCGCCAGGCGCTGTTTGTCTTCTTTACCCGCGTCAAGCAGCTTGGCCGACATGAACTTGTCAAGCTAAAACGATACGATCTTCGTCTCGAAAAGGAGATCAGGCGCATTGTCGCCCTGCCGGAACCGCAGAGAACTGTCCAGGCTACATCGTTTTGGTCAAGTTATCGGGACGCGAAGACATTAGCCGAGTGCATCTTCCACACGAATAAGAAACCATCGGTGTATGCAAAAAGTGTTGATAATAAGATGAGGATCGTCGAAGTTTCTCTAAGTAAAAAGATGAGGAGTCGTTGGAATCTCAGGGCGCGCTCACTTGAATCCCTGCGAAGAAATCGTCTACTATCACCTACTGCCGCGACAGAGAACGGCGAACAGGCGCACGACGCTTCGGCTTCCGCGTCTTGACCGTGCGCCCATTCTTCTTGTTGTAGGACCAGCGTCCTTTGCTGCGCGCCATGCTGCCTCAGTTCTTCCCGGTCTTCGCCTTGAAGTCGTTCACCGCCGCTTCCAGGCCGGCCACGTGCGCCACGAGCTTCTCGATGACGTTGGCAACGATTGTGCCGGGGTATCCCGCCGCTGAACTCGTCTGCAGGATGGACAGCACCTCTCGCGCATGGTCAAGCTCGTCTTTGGCTGCGGTGAACAGCGTCTCGCCGTGGACCAGGAGCGTACTGATGGCGGCCTTGGCTTCGGCGACGGCCGTTTCTGTCGCTTCGCTGACCTGCTCGACTACCGCCGTGGTACTGGTGCTGGCCGCAATGGATTGCTCGGCGGCCACGGCGTCGAGGTCGGCGGCAGACGGGGTTCCTGTCTCAGAAGGCTCCTCGGCGGCTGCAGGAGTGGGTTCGGGGACCGTGGCCGGGATTGCGCTTGGATAGGGGGCTGCTTCGGATGGGGATGGGAGGTTCTGTTCGTTCGATGCCGCCGTAGTCTCCTCCGCCGCGCAGCTCGTGTCCGGGAATGAAGAAGATTCCGCTGACCAGATCGTAGAGCTGATCGTAGGGTCCGCCGCTACCGGCTCGCTCTCTGTGGTGAGTGTTGCCGGGGTCTCCAGCGTTGTCTCGTCTGGCATAATGGTGTCCTCTTTTGGCTTGGGATACTGCTTGCACTTATCCTATTCCAAGCCAGACATTATTGCAAGCGGAATCAGAACCGGATCATCCTACTTTTTCCAACATGAGAATTTCCTGATGATATTCGGGTGATCCACCCAGCCAAAATTGTTGTTCTTTGAAAACTTCTTCTTTGAAGTCCTCAAAACTGTAAAGTCTTGGTTTTTGACTTCTCGGTAACCTTATGGTAAGAAAATGATTTTCACACGCACTGTACATTTCGTGGTTATAATCTTTACACAGTGGAATGCACGCCCGAAGCCCATCGTTACGACCAAACCAAACGCACTGAAAACCGGCGGTCTTTTCGATGTATCTACCAATTATTCGACGCTGCTCCGATAACACTTCCGGCGCAGAAACCGCCACAACCGCTACCGCTAGTGCTGCTTTCCCAAAATCTCGTCTGTTCATGGATTTCTCCCTGCTTGCAATTGTACATCAGAACCGGCTGGTTGCCTTGTGTCGCCGCGCATGGTGCGATGGCTCCACTTTCTTCGGCTTGACAACGTACCGGCTCAATGGAACTTCCTCATTCATCCATTGCCTTTTGATCTTCTCCCGACGCTCGGCAGGGGATTCCTTGTGCGGACCGGTGTCCTTAAACGTGGACAGATAATCGAACAGACCTTTTCCCGTATTATAGGCGTCTCTGGGCGCAACGCCTACGATAAGATCAGACGTGGAGGAAAGCGCGCGACGCTGCTGAACCAATTTCCCTGCATCCTTCGCGTTATGAGTTGCAACTATCTGAAGCATCTGGTTTATTTCTTCGTTGCCTGACGCTAGGGCGAGGTAGGACAGATCCAAGGCGATAGCATTCGAGGATGCCGGATTCTCCTCGCACCATTTATCGCGGCGTTGTTCGATTCCTGCCTCTGAAGAGTGCGCCCATTCGTGCATCTTCTCGCGCAACTTGTTCAATCCATACCCAGCCATTCCGAAAGCAATACCAAATCTGGCTATCAGTTTGTACGGCTCTGCACTCTTCCAGTAATCAGAATCCGCTCTCATGAGTTCATGCCAGACAGTCCTATTGATAAAACTATTTGTCTTAAACATGAATCCATGCAAAGACTGCGAAATACGAAGAATTGTCGTCAAGCGGTCATAGAGTGGATCACCCGTGGTTCCGCGCAACACCGGCGCAAGCTCTGACGGCCTTCCACTCCCTGTTGTCCAATTTGCCGATCCAACCTCGATACGTCTCACATCCGCTGCGCTGATGTTATTCTTGGAAATGTTGTCTATGTGCTCATCTGACATACCATAAAGATTCCCAAGTTTGCGGCGGATTGCTTGATACTTCTGGCTTGTTACGTGAGTAGTAGGATCTATAACTCCGGCGTTTAACTTCTCGTTTTCCAGATACACTCTCCTTAATTCAGGGTAAGCGTACTTTTCAAACCAAATGCGTCCCGCAGCCGACGAAATCGCCCTGCTGAAATACAGTATCGCGGTGAAACCGTTCCACTTGAGGAGCTTTTGGTCAACTGTTTCCGTTTTCAATCCGTACTCTCTCATGAAAGACTGTTTTACGTATTGCGCCATCACTCCGCTATCTACTGCATTTGCCTTTAGTTCTTTTGGGTTTGTCACCCCTTCGACTATAGCCAAGGCGAGGCTTCGCGTGTTTGTCGCCAACGGAACCTTAGCTAAATGGAAAGGTAGTTTTAGCGCGCTTGATCCCATCTTACTTAGAATCAGCCATTGGTTTACTCTCCTTAACGCCCAGCGGTCGCTATCGTGCAATCTGGCGGGATCAAGGTCTGATGTGATGATATGATTTACCATATCCCGGTCACGCTGAGTTGGCAATTTATCTATAAGCGCATCCGTCTTCTCGCGGAACTGTCCATGAACCTCGGCGGCAGCCAGGGTTTGCGCGACTTCTTGGACGTATCTTTCGAGCGTTCCTCGATTTCGTCCGTAAAGAGGAATATCAAACTCACGCGTCCTCTCTATGTTCCCAGCCAGACGAATTCCGCGATTGTTCCTGTCAAAGAATGCTTGCGCCTGAATCTTTGAGATGCCGCGTTGCTTGGCCACCATGTCTATCAGTTTTTCGCGGCGCTCACTTCCGTTGGGCATATTCAAGATTTCCGATAGAGTGGTGACCTCTGTTTTCCCGTCCGCCCCTTTTATTTTGATCGGCTCGTTCCATTCATAGATGCGCGGCCAATAGTGCGGATCGGATTCAAACGAGTCGAATGGCCTGTCGATCTTGAGTCCATCATCATAGGAACGCACCACTATACCAGCATCTGCGCATCTTTGATGGACTGTGGCAAAAAATTTAGCGAGCTCATCCGCCGCTTTCTTGATGCGCGGATTGTTGGTTGTTGCCGATCCCTCAACAATTTTTGATACTAATTCTAACTCCGGCGCTGTGATTTTGTTTCTTGAGAGCGCCCTCTCAACCATACCACCAAATTCGCCGATGTGATTTCCCATCAGTTGATCGTACTCAATCATTCGGCGGCTTGCTTCCTTACCCTCTTCCGGCATTCCGGCGTTCCGGAAGATCTTCTCAACTGCAACATCTCCAGCCGTGCCAAACATCCATACAGTTGATTTGACAAGATGGGCGGCTGAACTAGCACTCTTCTTGGCTTTGTACTTCGGAATAGCCAACTTGTCCTCAATCGCATCAATCCACAACTGAGTTTCATTTGCTCTGCTGCGCATTGTCCGCGCAACGGCATTCTCGACTGACTCCCCGGTCCCCATCGCGGCCCGGCCAGCCTCTTCCGCCTCCAGGCGAATGACTCCCTCGTTGGCGGTGACGGCGCGCGCCTTTGGTGCCGGCAGTTTTTTGAGTTCGCCAAAGAGTCCATCCCACGCGGCGCTGCCCAGGCGCTCGAAGGGGTCTTCGTCCTTCGGGCCTTGGTAGAGCTTCTCGCCTTTCCCTTTGTACTTCATGCCCTTGTTCTTGGCTTTGGCTGCGTCCGGAATCTCCACATCATCAATATGTGTGTAGCTGACTCCCTTACCGTCCTGCTCGAAGTCCGCAGCATCCGGCTTCTCTTCGTCCTGCATAAAATCTCTCACTTCGGCAGGGATTCCAGCGGCGTCACGAAACGCCTTAGACACATCCGATTCATACTTCTCGCCATAGACCGCCGCCTTCAAAGAGCGCATCCTGGGAAGAGTTTTTGTCGCCAGCGTCTTCATCTCGGGAAGCGAGTCTGATGTGAAGAAATACATGGCCACATTCGACTTCGATCCGTAGCGCCACGGTCTAGCTGTGCCTTGCTCTAGCATCACTGGAGACCACGGTACGTCGATAAATAACGCCGCGCGAGGTTTTGTGCCTATTTTGTCTTGAGCATTAGCCCCAATGGAACCAGCGGCAAAGCTCATATACATCGCATCTTTTTCACCAGCCTGAAAAGCCTTCAGTTCACCTGCGCGAACCGCGTTATGCGGCCCAGCAAAGATAGCGATCTTGTCCCCAAAAGCCTCTCTCATCTTCTCTACCACATTCGGCAGGGGCGGCAGCATCTTGTTAATCTCCGCGCCCAGACCGGCCGGCAATTCGTTAAAGAATTCCATTCCCTCCTCGGCCGGCGAGCGATACTCGGTGAACATGATCGGCGACCATCCTTTTGCGGACAAATCTTTTGCCAGTTTGATGACATTCGGGAGCCTCGCCGCCGTCAGGTATCGCTTTAGATAAATAACCTCATGTCCCTTGACCGGGGTAATGTATTTGCTCATTCCCGCCTTCTGGAATGCGGCGCCTGCTTTGGCGAACGCGGCACGAATGCTGCGCACCCCGGCGCGAACTTCTTCCGTCTGAGGAACGAGCGCTACGCGCGCCTCGACTCCAGTCATATCTTTATATAGCGTCTGCCACTGGCCACGCTCGATGAGTTGCTGACGCAATTTGGCGAGTTGCTCTGGCGTGGATCGGCTGCTGTATTCGTTTGGTCCGCTCTCGACCAATCCGAATTGTTTCGCCCATTGAGTGAATCCCCCTTTTGGCCACAAACCGAGCTTGTGCATATAGCCGATCTGCATGATCTTGGAGTATGGCGTTGCACTTGAGTAGACCACCTTCTTCGCCACATGGCCAAGGAGTGTCACAGCTTTCCCTTGCTCGGCTTCTTCCCAATTACTCGCCTCTGCGCTCTCGTCAAACAAGACAAAATCCCACGGCACGGATAGAACATCTTTGTCGCCCCTTATCGACGTATATGTTGTGGCGTACATCCCCGTCTGCAGTTGCGACATATCGGATGGGAGATTATCCACATCAATTCCAAACTTGCGGGCTACGTCCATGAAACCGTCATCATCCTCAATCAAGTTACGACTTTTGGTTACAAGCAAACCAACCTTTTCACCGCCATCTCCGAGAAGATGATGAGCTATGGCTGACAGAAGCCACGTCTTTCCTGATCCGGCAGGAGCTGCGAGAATCGTCGCATCCTGATGTTGAAGAGCCGAGAGAACACCTTCAGCGGCTTCCGCCTGCCCTAGATAGATCATCATCTCGCGCACGTCAGGGTCCAGCCGAACTGTAGGTGGCGGTGTGCCCTCCGGCAAGCCGAGAGCTTCTACGTATCCGCGCCATACGTCAGGGTCTACCACAGGGGTTCCGCGCGGCTTCTTGGGAGCCTGCAGACTTGCCGCCGGCACATCTGCCAAGGGATTTTTGCTCGGCTCCGCTATCTTCCCTGTTCTTGTCTTTCTTGGAGAACTCTCCCCAAGCGAAACCGCCGTCGGGTCTCCGTGTACTTGTTGCACGGTCACTGCTTGCGCCGGCGTCGTCGGCTCGTCCATCCGCGGCATCTCGCTGACGCCGTGAACAAGTTGAATAATACTGGTATCCTTCAGCTCCGGTTTTCCGGCACCAATAATACTGGTGGAGCCGCGCAGTTTATCTTCGATGTTATTCAACTGGCCGCGCAGTAATGCTCGACGTTCGGGATTATTTTCCCGCTTCAAATCATCTTCAATAGACTTGGCCTTGCGTGCCAACTCGATTACTTCATTTAGCCCAGGTTGACGCAATTTCATTGATAAGCTACCAACCCTTATGTATATAGTCTCCTCTCCTTTAACTTTTAACATCTCATAAAATCCAATCTTCTTGGCATTTCTCTTGACAAACGCCTTGGCGAGTTTTTCGTCCGTAAAAACCACATCCTGCGTCTTGCCAAACACGGGTCTGGCTGACTTCTCGATCACCTTCGCTTCTTTAGGAATTTCTACCTTGTCGGCGAACTCAGCAATAGCATCAATGTCCACTCTCTTTATGAATGGTTTGCGCTCAGCCGTACTCCAATCATGCCACTCATCAAACATGGCATCAAGTTCTTTGTTTCCCGGACCATTCGCAAACGTGCGAACTGAATTATAGATGGACTGCATCGCCCGGCTTATGTGGGCAAACACACCCTCCATTTTCTTCGTACCCTCCGCGTTGCCGCGCTTAATTCCTCCATCGTGATAGTAGTGAACAAAAGCATCCGCGAATCTCTCCTCTTGCTCCCGCGACCACGGTTTACCGGGTTCCGCTCCAACAAATTTGTTGGCGATCTTCTGGTATTCAGGCTTCATAAACCTGCGAATGTGGTGCGCCATCTCGTGAAGATAAGTTGAAGAGTCTGCGGTGTCGCACAGGTGAATCATCGCTTGCGCCTCGTTGAGCATTTGGAAATACCCGCCGCTCTTCGGAGCACTAGGATCTTCGCCGCCAAAAATATAGGTCAACCTGCGATTGCCGAGGATGCTTTCCATGGATTCGCCCAACGCGGTCGGGAGAATGTGCTCAAACATCTGCGTGATCTTCTCGGTAGTCTCAATATCCTTGCTGATTTCCGGGTGTGCGGCCAGCGCCTTGCGCAACTCCCGCACTGTGCGCGGTCCTTCCGGCAGCGCATCGACCACGCTCGACGAGTCCGGCTGTACATCCGCAATCACCGTCTCCTGGTGCTCTTCCGGCTCAACCGGAAGCGGGCCGCGTCCATCCTCGATCGCCGCCTTGACCGAATCGGGAATAGGGGCAACTGATCCCCATTCTTCGGGAATGACGTGCAGTGTATTGCCTTCGCCATTCTTGAACTTGCTGGCAATCTCAGCGTTAAACACATCCGCCGGATGTTCTGCGCCAAACATGTTCGGCTTGGACCTGTCAGCATACTTCGCCATCATCAGAGCGTATTCGCGAGGAGTCTTCTCAAGCGCCATTGCCAAGGCAACAACCGCATCGGTTTCTGGATGCCCTAACGATTGACCCTCAACAAAGGAAAAAGTATCTAAGCCAAGATCACCTTGCTCCGCTCCGAACCCTCTCTCGTCCTGATAGTTTCCAGTGTAGAGATACTTCTCTATAAGCGAAGAGCTTCCCGCTCCCTTTACTACAACATCCGGCTTCCCTATAAGGCGAGACAGCCTATAGGAAATATCTTGAGCTTTTGTGATAAGACGCACGGCATCTGAGTTATAGGAAGCGAGATTCCAACTATCCCCGGCACTCTTTGCCTTGACAAAGAATATCCCGGCGCGTGCCAATTTGTTCCTCACATTGTCCGATATGCCGTCAAGCGCCTTGGGGTCGCTCACAGTCAAACCGACCAGCATATTCTCTATGAGGTTCTTGGCTTTCGGAGTGAGGTCGCCCGCCTTGTCGCCATCCTGAACAATAAACTCAGACCTCTTGTTTGGCGCGATAATCCCCGCATCTGCCAGAAGGTTCGCAATATCGGCTGACCGCGCACGCATTGCCGTGCTCAGGGAAATAGAGCTTTCTTTCCCTTGCTTATCTATTTCGACCTGGGGCAGTGAAGAGAATATATCGTCGAGACGGTCGAGGTATTCCGGCGTCAATAGCCGCGCCATCGCCACGCCTTCCTCTTCTGCGCTCGATCCTTTCATTAGATCGCGATTTGACTCTTCACCAAGTCTCGTCCATTCGATTTCGTCGGTAACAGGTTCATCCAGGAGCCTGTACACATCGTATGGTTCCGTCCCAAACTCTACCTGCCCGGCAGCGTCGGAAAGTCCAAACCGGTCAATGCGCGTTGATCTGAAATTCAATAACTTCTGGTAAGCGTCAGGATGGAGGAGCCGCGCTCTTTGCCGGATCATCTCCCGGCCATTGCCGCCAAAGACTTCAAGAACTGTTACATTTCCATCCGCATCCATGCGCCATGCGAGAAGCGGCGGACCTTCCATCGTTCCCGGTGTATCCGAATACAAAATCCTACCGTCTGGGTTGGCCCCCTTTACGGTAATATCTGTCTGATCTCCCTTGTTATTTTCGTAGCGCCGTTTCTGAACTTTCTGGTCGTATCCCTCAGTGGGCTCGAAAGTTATAGGGTGGTGAGACGTGCGCACAGCCTTTGATGGAAGCAGAACATAGTGGGCCTTTAATCCATCCGGGTGATTCGGCGTGACGATTTCCGTCGCAGCGCCGAGAACCAACTTCGGACGGGGACGACCAGGGGGCGGGGGCGGAGCCGGATTTACTACCGACTCCGCTCCTGCTACGACAGCTTCCGCCTGTTGCCGGGCGTTGTCTGCCGCCTGCTGTGCGGCCTCGGCCGCAGCCGTCTGACCTTGCGTGTGAAGGTCGTCGGCGGCTTGTTGCAGGTCACTGGACTGAATTGATAACCGTGCTACCCTCTCAACTGCATCGGCGCGCGCTTCTTCAGGATTGTCTCTGAAACTGGCCGCCGTCTTTTCCGCCAACTCCCTCGCAATATAATTCTCCCCCGCCGCGCGCACCTGGCGCATCCGGGTCAGAAACTCACTCATCGCTGGGGTACGCTTGGATTCGGAAACCTTCTTGACGACCTCTTCGAGTTTGAACGGATCGTCTGTATGCTCCAGCATGACCGCGCTGAGGTTCTTCGTCTGCTCCGATAGCCCCCGTCTAACCCGGTTCACTTCATCGAGAGACGGCGATCGCCCGGTCTCCGAAGCAGTGATTGCCGCCGCGAGTTCTTTGTGATGGCTATCACGCTCCTCTGTGACCATGCGCGCGGCAAGGTCTTCATCCATCGCCCGGCGAATCGAGTCGCGCTGGTCCATGCGTAGACTGGCACGCTGCCGCATCATGCCCTGGGCGTCCATGTTGGCAATGTCGATATGCTGACCGGTGCGCATTCGCTCGATGAGGTCCACCGTCATAAACGAGCGAACCTTTTCCGGCTTCGTGCGCAGGTAGTCGGCCAGCGCCGGCGCGCGCATCTCGGCGGGAAGTGAGTCGAAGGATTTTCCGAGGAGGCGCTCCGTGTGCGCGTTGAGGTCGTGGGCGGTCGCCGGGTCCGCCTTGAGAACGGAGTCGATGTTGCTGCGGTTGAGGATGAGCTTGGCGGTTCCGGCGGCAAGGTCCGCGCCCGGCGCCAGCGGCTGCTCGTCGCCCGTGGCGTTACGCTCCAAATACTGCTTGACCGCGGCATCGATCATGTCCGCGTGCTTCACGTCGGAGAGGTGGCACACGTATGCCGGAGTCTTCTTGAAGGCTTCCCACTGTTCGGGATGGTTCTTCTCCAGCCAGGCCGCGGCGAACTTCTGGCGATCGACAGGCAGCGAGGTGAACAACTGGCCAAACTGCGCTTCGGTGCGCTCTTGCACGGCGCGCTCGGCGGCCGTGACCTGGGCGTGCTCTTCGGGTGTTGGCTCCCCGGAGGCTCTCGCTATCAAAGTCTTTCCGTACTTGTTCCATTCCCTATGACGTTCCTGCCAATCCGTGGGCATGAAATCTACAACTTCTTGATGTATTCTAGCTGTGCTCCAGTCAGGGTTACGACGGGCCACATTGCCATAAATTCTCTGATACCGAGCATCATCTTTGGGATCAGTTAGTTCTTCAGGTGTGGACTCTGCGGCAGCGGCGCGGCGGTCGACGACCGGGATGACTGGCTCTGCTGGTACAGGTTCGTCTCTCTGCTCCGGTCCCGCCTCGCGCTCTGAGGTTTTTACGGTGGTTCGGCGTTCGAGGAGTTCCGGGTCTTCGCGATTTTCGGTGACAGAAAATCCACGCTGCTCCTCGGCGGAGACGATCATATCAGCACGCTCGGCGGCGTGGCGAGCGTCCTGCTGCTCGTCGATTGCTTTACGGGCGGCGGCTTCGCGCTGGGTCGCTTCGTGCTTGTAGGCCTCGGCGCGCGCCTTGCGCTCAACGATCTGGCGAATAAGTTTCTTGGCGGCCTCCAGGCGCTGCTGGCGAACCTCTTCCGTGGTCAGCTCGGCGGCCTCCGCTCCAGCTTTGGCCGCACGCGGGTCGATGCCAACCTTTTTGAGTAGCGGACGCCCCTCTGCGTCTTTCCCTACACCGTGGAAGAATCGCGGAGTCACTCGCTTTTGATTAAGCTTCGCTACTTCCTGGTCCACGCGCTTTTTGAATCGCGGGTTGGCATCCTCAACCGCCTCATAAAGAACGGATGCTTTCTCGTTTGGAGTCAGGTCACCAAACTTTTTCTTGTAGGCTTCCTGTGCCTTGTCGTTGAGAATGGCGGTAGTGTCGCGATTTTGGAAGACATCTACCCCGGAACGAATTGCGCGCTCTCCAGTACCCATCGCGACAATGACGGCGATGTTTCCGAGCATCCCGCCCCAGGCTTCCGAACTGGCACCTGTATCGCCCTTTGCGGCAGCCTCTGATGCTCCCGCAATTCCTTCGACGCCGCTCTTCGCAATGTCGGCTTGGAACACCAATCCCATCGGCTTCGAGATAGACTCCGGAGCCATGTAAATCGCGGCCAGGGAATAAATGTTCTCAATGCTGGTCATGCCCTCGACAGACTTGGTGAAGCCGGTCACGCCGCGAGAGAATATGTTCTTACTCTTCGGATCAAAGACTTTCTGGAAGGCCGCACTTTCAGCAACTGGTGTCAGTGTAGATCCAAAGTTTTCCTGAATGCTCTTCTGGAGACCAAGGGTTTGTTGAGCTTGCGCATTTCCCTGCGCTGCCCACTTCTGTAAGAACACCTGTGGGTCTACATCGGTCCCGCTGATAAGCGCAGGCGGTATGTTGGGCATCCCCCCAGGTCCACTGCCACCAAGAAACAAATCGTACATGGCGGAAGAACCCTTTTTAGTCCAACGCCACCATGTAGGCTCATAGCTGGGTTTTGGCTGCTCTGTCGCGGTTGGTTGAGCAGTCTGCGCTTGGGCCTGCATATCCCAACGATCTGCGCTGTATACCTCCTTATCTATCCTCTCATCTACGCCACGAACTTGCCGCAACTCATCGTCAGTAAAAACCGGCTGCAAATTAAATCCATGATTAGGCTTGGGCAGTGCGCTACGAAGATTTTCCTCGTAAGCACTCAAGTCTTTGAGATAGCGCAGTTCATCCGCCTCATTCGCAAAGTTCGTCGATCCAACGGCCATCATCGGGGCTATCGCGGCGACGTGCGGAACTTTAGAGAACGGAACCTGCTTCACTTGGCCATTAACCTTAACGGCGTAGGTTCCCTCGCGGTCTGGATTCTCTTCGATCTTAGCGAGATTGTCGGCGGCTTTTGGCACACTCTGCGGCTGATGCACGGACACGGAGAACTGCTTCCCGCGGACAGGAATCTTGAACGTCCTGCCCTGGTGCTCGTGTTCTTCCGGGGCAGCGTTCCTTACGGGAATCTTGAACGTCTGAAGGGAAGGCGCTTCGGTCGTCGTAGTCGCGGTTTCGTCTGCCATCTCGCCTACTTGTCTACCGGCTCATAGCCTTGTTCTTTCAGTTGCTTCTTCATGGTATCCCAATGGGCATCAGTTGCGCCCTTGTTTTCCTTTATGAAGTCGGATTTCCAAACCTCTCCCTTGGATTGCTTCTTACCGCCCGTCGCCGACGGAGACGAGGCCGCCGGCGCGGACGCAGCACCCGCCTGTGGCGATCCAGGCGTCGTGGTGCTTCTCTTCTCCCTCACATTCACGGGCTCCGGCGCTGAGCTATCGCCAATAAACGGATGGAATCTGCCTTGTTGAATCTCGTCTGCCAGCGTGCTAGGAAGCGCGAACTGTTTGCTCTTCATCGTCTCCTCTATTGCATCTTGAAGAGCATTCTCCATATCTTTCACTTGACCCTGACCCGCATTTCCAAAAAGTTTCTTCGGAGCATACCTTGGAGACCCGTATTGGAGATATTTTCCATTGTGACCAACAATGTTTGATAGAGCCTTGTCAATATCAACCTGGTCACCGTCTTGATTCACTGCATCCTTAGAGTTGCTTCTAACAACACTCATCGCGTGTTCAAGAACGGCGCTCTCGTACTCCATGGCTTTTTCTTCGCTGCTCAAATAGGAACTGGCTCTCGCGGCACTATCTTCCGCATCCTTTGGACTTTTCGCCGCCACGTCCGCTAAATCTTTCAGATCGCCTTGAGAGAGGTTTGTGTATCTCTTCGACAAGTCTCTGTACACTTGGAGGGAATGTTTTCCTTCAGGGGTGTTGGAAAACATCGGCGCTCCGCCACCAGACTCACTACCGCCGCCGCCAGACCTATGTCCGCGAGTCGATTCCTCGGCTATCCACTCTTCATAAGATCCCTTGTATCCTTTCTTGAGGGCATCATCGTAATCCTTCCGCTTCAACTCGGATGCAGTTGGAGGCTTGGTCGGAGGCTGGAAACCTTCAGGAACTTCAACAGGTACATATCTTCCATCTTGCAATTCAAAAGGCTTCTTCTTTCCGTCCTCCCCGGCAAGCCATTCGACTTTTCCTGTGCTTTCCGAAGGCTTCGGCGGGTTCACCACGGCATACGCTTGGTTGTACTGCTCGCGCTGCGCCTGCCCTGCCGGTGACTCATACCATTTGGTCATAGAACTCATCGGCGAGCCAACCAGTTTACGAATTTGCAGCAAGGCTGACGCTTTCTCTTGCGGGTTGCCTGTCTGCATAATCTGTTTGAGTTTTTCTATCTGCTGCTGTGGAGTTTGAGGTTGGTCTGTCGGTTGCTGGCTTTGTGCGCCCTTCTTCGACGACTTTTTAGGCTTGCTGCCACCGTCTGGACCGTTTACCATTTTTTCCTGCCAGTCCAGCATTGCCCCATAAGAAGTCTGCTCTGCCAACTTGGCTGTCTTGTAATCATCGCTGTTGGGGTCAACACCAGCCTTTATCAATTCGTTAAGTTTTTGCTCATCGTTTTTATGAGACGCAACCAGACCGTCGCTCTTCGCCTTGAACTGCCCGGCCACCTTCTGCGCGGCCGCCGCCTTGCCGTTCATGTAGCCCTTGAAGATGTTGTCGAGGAGTCCGGCTGCGGCTCCCGCCTTTGAGATCGGCAAGCCGGCGAACTGAAATGGCTGACTTTGCGGAACTGGGGGCGGGGGTGGAGCTGGCTCGGGCGGCTGGTACGCCTGGTAGGTTGGCTGCGAAATGGTTGGATCGTATTCGTTCTTCGTCGGCATCTCGTCTCCTATGTAAATAGAGCAGCCAGTCCCGTCGCTCCGCCAGCGGTTGTGGTATCGCCGATCATCCCAGCTATGTCGCCGCCTAAAGAGCCGAACGCGCCTAGACTCTGCCCTTTCTGCTGGGCGGCCAACTGCTGTCCCTCGATCTGTTGCTGGCCGACTTGACCCCATCCCTGATTTGCCGTTCCGAGTCCGGAGATGGCCGCTCCAGCGGACGAGATTCCCTCGGCGGTTCCTTGGCCGGCGAGCTGCGAGAGAGCTGAAAAGCTATTGAGGTACGACCCGGTTGCCGCACTTCCCACCTGCGCGCCTTGCGCCACATCGGCGCTTTCCAGAGCCAGCGCCGTCGCGCCGCTGGCCGGCGCATTGTTCATGATGTTCTGTTTGGCTCCGGCTGTGGCCTTGGCGATCTGTTGGGTTGCAGGAGATATTGCGCGAGAAATGGCGTAGGGATCTCCCGACGCCAAAGTTTGATTGTAATTTTCACTTTGCTGAAAGCCGGGATTTGACTCGTTGAAGAGCTGAGAACTTTGCTGTTGTTGCTGCATCGCAATTTGGGTCAGAGCATCGTTGTTCTGGATCCCAGAGTTCTGAACTTGAGGGCTAACGCCTGTGGCTGATTTTCCCGTAAAAATACCCTCCCTCTACTCTGCTTGCGCCAGTTGATGTTTCTGAATTTTCCATCATCGCCACACTCCTACGGCGAAATGATAGCAGGAGAGACGGGTCGGGGAACTGGCTTGCGGGAAATGATTTTCAGGATTTTGCGCGCGGGATTCCGCTGTATGCGGGGGTGCTGGCGCACTGCGGTCCATCCGCGAGCAGGCCGTCGAGAGAAATCGAACCTGTCGCCGCCCCGCAAATGTCGCACGGCCCAGCCCAATCTTCTGGTAGGGAGTTGTGGCATCGGACGCACCAGCGCCCCATCAGGTAGTCCGGCTGGCGGCCTGGACGCGGCGTACCGAACCTGTCATGGATGGTGTCGATGGCGTTCTTGAGGCGATCGGCGATGAAGAGATCTACAGAGAAATCGGTCATGGCTTTTCTTGATGGCACTCGCACTCGCAGGGGGCGTAGAGGTTGTTGGGGAGCCGGCGCATACCAGAACACTTTTCATGGCTCTTTAGACCAAGCTGGCAGAGAGTAGAAGCCAGAGGGTTTCTCGCCTTTTTGGGCCACTTTTTAATCTCTATTCCCTTTCCGATGTGACACTGACATGAGCACAATATCCCGTTTACCACATCTCCCTCATGTCGTCTTCCCGTGCATGAGCCGTGACAAAAGCGCTTGCATAAAGAAGAAGGGTGACTTCCGAGTTTATACACAGGGTAGAGTCTTTGTTTTATCTGAATAGGTATTAAGGAAAACCTTACTCCATGGCATAAACTATATCTTTGTTTAGGCCAACATCCATCCCCTATTGCTGCATGGCACTTTGGGCACTCGAACTGCAGCCAGGGTTGAGTAGTCAGCCGCTTTTTTTGCTCTTTATTCATTTTTCTTCGGTAATCTCGCAAGGTTTCATTCTTATTCTCCTTTGTTTCAAAACGGCAACTCCGGCTGTATATCGTCCTCGATCGCCGCCACAACTTCGCACCTGCAGCCGGGGAATTGGCGCTCGAAGACCTCGAATTGCACGGCAACCGCCTCGGCCGTCCGCTCCACGAGCTTGTCGTGTAGCAGCGCGCCGTTGGCGTCAAATGCCTGGACGACGACCCAATCCTCAACGGCAAATGGCGCGGCGCGTTCCGCCTCGGGAATGACTTCATCGACCTCTGGCCACTGCACATCGATCACTGGCGCGGCAACGGGCGGCGCGGTGCGCGGCTGTGGAACAATCTTGAGCGGCCCGACCTGCGCCTCTTCGACCATTCTCGGATTGAAGAAGTAGATCCCGGCGCCGTTCTCCCCTTGCGCGATCACCTTCAAGTCCATACCATCGGGGATCCCCGGCACGTAGGTCGAGGTGTACGGGAAGTAGACCACCGCAATCTCTCCGGCGGCCAGGCGTTGCACCTGAGCATCTATCGCTTCGCGTGGAGTGTCGGTCAGCAGGGGGAGAATCAGCGGTTCTTCAACCTCTTCCGCCCGGTACTGCTTGACCAGGAAGTCGGCCACATACTGCTCGAAGTCCTCGCGCATCAGCGCCGAGACCACCAGCGGAACGAGTTTGGTCTCGCGCAACTGGAAGCAGGGAATCTCGCCGCAGTCCTTGAAGCCGAAGCGGCCCATGAACTTCGCGGTGAGCGTGTTGTCGGTATATCGGTTGCCTATGATGGCGCGCAGGTCAAATTCCTTGAAGATGTAGGCAAGGCCCAGCATGGTCACAATCTGCTGGTCTTCGGTTCCCCAGGCTTCACGAAAGAAACCATACCCGGCGATCATCGACCTTTCCGTGCTGTTCGTCCCGATCATGACGGTCGGGAAAGCAAAACCGAGCTCGTGAAACTTGTCGCCTTCCCACCGGCCAAGGATAAGCAGGAAGGCGCGGCTGGAAAAATAGGTGACGATGGAATTGAAGTCGGACGCGGGGTTGCCGCCAAAAAGAGCGTCGAGTATTCCGTTCCCAGACCGGCGCTTGGACTCGCGACAGCGATTGTACAGATGGCCAAGATAGTCGTCGGGGAAGAGATCGGCGTTCTTCTTGTCGTAGCGGATGGCGGCCAGATCGCCGAGGCGATAGCCGTCTTCTTTCAATGCCGCCAGAACGTCAACCTCACTCACCGTCCAACCTCCATCGCCAGCAACACCGTGCCGGTAATCAGCAGCGCCACCGAGGAGAAGCCAAGCGAGAGAATCAGCGCGTATTTGTTGAGGGTGTAGTTGGACGGGCCGATCTTCTCGTACACACCCCGCGCTTCACTGAACTCCTTGCCGGGGTACTTCACTGTCATGTACCCTTCGTAGAAGAACACCAGCAACCCGTTGAATAACAGCGAGCAGAGCGCAGCAATTAGAAACACTCCGCAGACCCACAGATTGCCGGTGTACCTGAAAGTCCACGACGCGCCGTAGAAGCCTAGACCGGCGACGACATAGAAGAAGACCGAGTAGAGAATCAGCAACGGAAAGAAGGTTCCCGGCTTAGTGCCGTTGCCGTGGTCCATCTCGTAAGGGCCAGCACGCAGGGCGAGGCGAAAGAAGATCCACAAGATCAGTGGCAGAGCGACGGGAAGCAGGGTGTACATCATTTGGTCCTTTCTTCTTGCAACGGATACTCGTAGTATCCATTCAATTTTGGGTTATCAGGCCAGGATTCATTCAGCAAGACAACTGTTTTTGTTCCTTCGAGCCGGTCGTCTTGTAACCAGACCGCGTTATTGAAGAAGAACCCATCCTTCGTATTGTAGGTCACGGGCTTGATCTGCGAAGGAATCATGCGGAATAATACATCATCCATTACCGCCTTCGACGAGTAGATAAGAGATGGTTTTGTATTACCGAGCACCAGGCTTCCGAATGCTCTTTGAAGCCCGTTGAATGGTGGACACCCGTGAGTAATCTCGCTCAAATCAGATAAGACATAACCTTCTATAACGGGCGCAGTGGATATCGCCTGAATCTTTTTCCTCTTTTCTTCGATGTGGTCGAGTGCCGCGGCTGCGCGCCCCGCTCGTCCCGTTCCGCCATCCTTGTTCGCTTCGTCTGCCTTCTTCATGGCATTTACTATCTGATCGAAGCCGTCCTCAACTTCCGCTCCTCTTGGGTTTATTTTTTCAAGCGTCGCTGCCGCGCGTTTCTGGCCCGAATGGTCACTCCAGGCGTCCGGCATACCTGCCGACTTCCATTTGGTGAACTCACCCCAGAACGGCGAATTGAGATTGACGGGTCTCTCAACCCTGCCAGCATCCATCTTCTTCTGCTGGTCTATCATCTCTTGCGTAATAATCTTCAGCTGTGGAGTAGCCTGCCGAAACTTCTTACGCAATAAAACGAAGCGGTGTTCGCCAACGACGACGGCAATGCTCGACTCTAACCACACCGCCGACCAGGGATACTTCCACCGCACCTCGAAGCAAAGAGCCTTCAGAATAAAACCTTGAAAGGGTTCCTTGTCTGGATGCCTGATGGGAATATCAAAATGATATCCTTTTCCATCAAAGGAATCGGCTTGTATATCTGTTCCACAGATCATGCTCTTGTGGACAAGACCTCGCCTAAATTGAAAGATAGACATTTCCGTTTCCTTTCCGCGATGACATCCAGGTCATCCCCGGTCGCCAGCATAAGTTGCATATCAATGGCTCGATGGGCATTAAGATTCCTTTCTCCTCGGGGCCAGACGTGTTGTTTCAGGAGACCCATAGGGCTGCGTCGCAGGATTTCCCTGCGCACCATAGCACCCGGCCCCAAGCTCATAAAATTACCGAACCCGTTGCGGCCCAGGAGCCGGCTGCGGAAGAGCTAGTCCGGAGGCATTCGGCCCGGCGTCAAAGGCGTCCGCCGAGGCCTTGAGTTGGATGGATGCGTTCAGCATCTGGCCCAGGGGCGGGTCGGCGACGGAGTACGAGCCATCCAGAATGAGTGCGCCACCAATGCGGCCCAGGAAGTTGCTCACATCCCGCAAGGTATTCACAAGTTGGCTTTTGGTGGGGGCTTGGTTGAAGGAAATTGCGTCGAGTTCCAGATCTTTCACGTCCATGAATTGTCCTCGTCTCTAAGCGTTGGTTACGCTTGCAATTCAAATGTACACCCGGCATCCGATTCTTGCAAGCGGAAAATCATACCCTCACTTCACGAGCCGTAAACTGCTTCATTGTCTCGGGAAAATCGCGTTCATCATCAGAGAGGCGGTAGATTCTGTGCTCGTCAACATAGTTCGTCTCCATAAACCTCTCGTAGCAGGCAAAGCATTTGACGTGCCCATCCACCATAAACACCCCTTTAGGGTGTCTCGACCTGCATTTTTTGTCTTCGCATTGTTTTGGCACTGGAGATCGTCCTCTGTTACGTTTGAAGTTCATACGGCTTGAATGTATTACCCGCCCCTACCGGCTTCCATTCGATCTTGATTGGCGCCCACATCTGGAAGTGTTCCGGCGGGACCGCTCCAGTTGACAGCGCAACCAGCCTCCATGTCCTGAAGGTGAACGCCGTCGTCCCTGGGTTGTTGTTTCCAAACCTCTGCCGGATCACCGTGCGCGTCGCGGCGGCCGGCAGTGTGAACGTAAAGTACGGAATTGCGTTGTTGTCGGCGTAGAGGCTCACATCAATTGCCACCGGGGAACTGTAATCGAAGTAGGCTTGCTTGGCAAACTTCGACTCGTCCGTCCCGAACTTGATCCAGTAAGAGTCGATGGTCGCCGTCAGCTCCGCCAAGACCGCCGCGTAGATGTCCTCCTGGTAGAGAATCGGCGCAACCGTCACCGGGATGGTGTGAACGATCGACGCGCGGTATGCTTCCTGGCCGAGCCCGCTGTTGACGAAGAGTTCTACCTTCTGCCTGGTCGCCGTCGAGGCGTTCGCCAGTGGAACTGAGATCGCTCCGTCCTCGAAGAGCAACGTCGAGGTCATCACCTGGCCCTGCGTATTCACGTCCGTCTCGTAGGCATTCCATGATTTCGTATTATGCGGCTTGCCAAGGTCGCGGTACGGATGCTGGACGGTTATGGTGATCGGAGTCTGGACTAGAGCTGGGGGTGTGGCTGTGTTCCAGCCGCCGTCGTCGTAGTCGCCCACCTGGTCCTGTACCACGGCGTACTTCCCGGTCCCGATCTGCTTGCCGACGAGGAAGACGTTCGTGTCTTTCTCCCAGAACATTGCGGTTGCCGCCACGTCGTCGTAGCGGAAGCGCTGGTAATTCGTGTCGTACACCATGCGATACCGCGGGCTGCCGACGTTGAGGCTGATGTACGACCCGAAGACCATGTTGTTGTAGTAGGCGAAAACGTCCTGGCCGGCTTGGGTTGGATCCGCTTGCGGCGGGATGCACTGCGGGTTGCCGCGGAAGATCCATTCGATCGGCAGCGTTTTGTACACACCGTCGGCGCCGGTAAATTCGCGCCAGCCGTCGGCAGCACGATACCAGACAGCGCCTTCAACCTCGACCCAGCCATTGCGCGCCACGATGCCATGCACAGAGCCTGTCGGCTGAGGATAGGGATTTGCCCCGCCCACGATGATCTTCCACGTCTTCAGCGTGCCGACAATAAGCGTCCCGCGCCAGTTGATGACCGCATTGATTATGTCGTCCGGAGTTGAGACGGGAATGTAGTTCTGCGGCCCGAAATTCTCCGGCAATCCCTTCTTTGAGTAGTAAAGGTTGTTGGGATTGTTCGCGTCGCCGGCCAGCCATACCTGACCGTAGGCCTCGGCACACAAACTGCATGGCTGCCGGGGGATGGCGTAAACGCTGACCGGCTCGCCCTGGTTGTGCTGCAGACGGAGAATTGCTGTGAAGGTTCCCGTTCCGCCCGTGATGACCGCCACCACCTCTTCGTTCGACGGGTTGCCGATGATGGCAAGTTGGTTCTGTACGAACACCGCGCCGGTTTGCGCCACGGTCACAGTCCGCGGGCTGAAGGTGCTGTAGATTGAATTCAAACTGGAAAGCGTGGTCGCCGCCGCCAGCGTCGTCTGAATCGGCGTGACAAGGGAACTGGTCACCGGCGGGTCATTGTCAAGCACCAGAATCTGCGCCTGTTGAATGTAGGAATCCGCGATCACATCCTTGAAGACAAACTGGCCGGTTCCCGTCACATTCGGTATCTGGCCGACTTGGACCCAATTCGACGAAAGAGTCCCGCCGCGGCGATACTGGCGCACATGAGTCACCTGGGGGTCCGGAGAATACTGCCCCACTACTTGCGCGGCCTGCCGCAAGAAGATCGGCGCGGCCGTCGAGGCCAGATAGCCGTAGTCTTCATTGAACATCTGCTCCGGGTTCGGCGACGATTCGGTCCCGGTGTTGGCATTGTAATATGTCTGCCGGTAATCGTAGCCCACGCCCGCAAACGACGATGGGCCGTATCCCCATTGAAGATAGAGACCGTTGACCGAGAACGACACCCCGCCATTCGAGTTTGTCGTAACCGTCAACTGCCACCCCGTGACGTTCGACCAGTCGACACCAGCCTGCCCCGCTTGACCAACCGGCAGAAAGTTTCCGCGCGGAATGTAACACGCTTGCCACGACCCCGAGCCTGTCGAGATATTTGTCGGTTGCAACTGCGCGCTGATTGTTCCTGCGGGCTGCCCCGTAATCAATCCGAGATTGTCCGCAAGTATCTGGTTTTCCGTTGCCTGATATGCAGTCGTATTTCCGCTTATGGCTCCTTGATAGTAGGCCGGGGAAATGAACGCAGAATAGTAGTTGGCTGTTCCTGAATTTGTGAAGAACTGTAACTCTATTTGGCTTATGTTCGCCGGATTCGATACCAGCAATGTCAGAACTATCAAATCCGCATCCGTCACTTGATTGTTTTGATTCAAGTCCAGATTTACTATCTTGCTCACCGTCGCAGTTGAGCTTGCCCCCGCAATCGTCCCGCTCCATGCTCCCAGAGGAAACGCGGTAGTCGATGGGGGAACCCACTCATAGAAACCCCATGCGGACATCTGTGACGGATACGGAGAAGCGTACTGATCTGTAAGAACACATGCGGAAGGCGCATCGGCGTCGCCTGAACCCGCGGTTGTATAAGTAACATATCCTCCAATCGCTCCAATTTGCACGGCGGACTGGAAGGCAATCGTAAGAGATGTGGTGGACGGCGCCGAGATCACTTCATAGAATCCGTCAACTAGATCGCTCGACGACGCATAGATGGCCATCAGGTCGTTCGCAACGAGACCGTGCGCGGTCGTCGTATTCACAAGCAGTTGAGTATATACGCCTCCAACAAGAGTCTGCGATGTGACGCTGGAGATCGGAACGACAACCTGCGTATTTGTATTCAGCAGGGCTATCATACCGTTCGCGATAGGTCCAAACGCTCCGGGGCTGCTCACTACCGCGTAGGGATTTGTAATCGCTGCGGTCATGGAGCAGGATGGAGATCCCGCTGGAAAGCATGTTGCCGTAAGAACTATTCTGAATTGAATCAGGTTAAGGTTCGACGTGTACACAGGAAACGATATTGGGGTGCTGGGGTTTGATCCCGATCCGGAACTGGCATTTGCGGTATAAAATCCAGTCCAGGTCGTTCCTCCATCCACGCTATACTCATAAATTGCGGAAACATACCCTGCCCCGCTTACAATCCAACTGCTGCTGACATTGACATAAATAGTGACAATCTGCCCTGTCGATGGAACTACGGATGCAAATCCACTTCCCGCGGTCGTCGTCACCGTATTGGTTCCCGCTCCGGTTTGAGATACGCTGCCCGATGAGCCGGTAACATATCCGGATGAAGGATACCGGGTTCCCCCTCCGGTTGATAGAGTTATTCCGTAGAACTGGCTGAAGTCTGTAATGAGCGCCCCGTATGTGGCGTCCAAAGTGTCCAGCGCCCCATAACCCCATGCGCTCATTCCTGAATTAGAATAAACGTTCCCCGATGCAAAATTATCGATCATAATAAGCAGCGGAGCATAGGGAAGAACATTGAGCGTGTATGGCGACGGGTCGATTCCGGTCAGTTGCGGACTGCCTGTTCCCTGATCTTTGATCGATGCGCTCTGGTCGTAGATAAATAGATAGGCTTGGCTCGTCTCGAAACAACTTTGGACAATAGACTCAAATGGCTGGCCGGAGAGAACGATCTGCGTCCCGGTGACGGTCGCCGGCAATGTGAGTTCCGTGTATGTTCCTTGAGTGTTGCCCGCGCGCCGCCAGAGTGAGCCGTCAGATAGACCTGCATACCGCCATGCGCTGCCTTGAAAGGTGAGGCGTGAAAGAGATGTGACGGGCTGAGTAAAGTAGTAATTACTGGTTCCTGTTCCGGCGGGATCGCGGTTGATAATCTGAGTGCCAAAGCGTGAAGACATCGCGTTCTCCTCGCGCTCCAGGCAGTTTAATAATTGAAGATAGGTGTACTCTGGGGCTTGGTCCTCGATATTGCGCGCGACAAGGCCGCGGCTTTTGTAGATGAATGGTACGGGTTTGTACTCAGTGTCCTGCGCCATGTCGTTCTCTCTACGTCGGTGCCGTGAAGGCAGTTATCAGTCCTTTGGTAAAAGTCAAACTTCCATTTGACCCACCGACAGTTAACTTGACCAGAGTCACCGTGCCGCTCACTCCAGTCGCCAGTGCCGCTTGAATCGCGGCAATCGATGTTGCCTGGGAGTTCGAGGTCATCTGCAGGCCGGTCAGACCTTTCAGGGCATTAGATCCGCCAATGTCGAGTTGCGGCCCGAGCGACGCGGCGCTGTATTGGCTGGCCGCATGGCCCGCGGAGATTGCGTCTGCCGGGGAAGTGGGAGCGGCCAGGCCTGTGACCGTGCTGCCGGCCACGTCGATACCCGAAGGGAGTACGCTCGGCCCACTCGATCCTTGCAGGGCTTGAATAGCTCCGATGATCTGGTTGAGCGTTACGTTGACGCTCGCCGTGTTCTCCGAGAAGTCTTTGGAGGTGAACTGGACGCGCTGGATCGGCAGCGGCGTGGCAGCCGGAGGCGTTGGGCGAGATGTGGGATTGTTGGCCATCTACTTCGTTCCCATCTTCATTGCCTGAATGTAGCGCCCGGTCGCCATGACCACCTGGGCGTACCGCTTGAGCGCAAACTCGGCCATCTGCGGCTGTTGAGCTACAGAATCCTTGGACCACGCAAAATTTAACGCTAAATACTTGATTCCATGAAGACAGCAATCTGGCACTAGGAAACCGTCCAAAAGGCCCAGCGTGTCCGTATCTCGCACCGCGCAGAGCAACTCGACCGGGAAGTTCGACGACGGCCGCCCGCCAACGCCCCAGCGGTAGAGCCCAGCCCGGTCCTCGAACCAGCTTTGCAGCGGCCCGACGTAATTAGACTGCCAACTACGATCTTGCTGGACCAGCTCCTCTTGCGTCAACTCGTACAATCTACGCATAGACTGGATTGTGCCGCCTGTCGTCGAACCATCGGCGCCGACCTGCCGGTAGGTGATGACGTTGGGCGATGGCGCGCTGATGACCGCGAAGACGCCGGCGAAGGATGAGTCGGTCGGACTGACCACGGCAAAGGTGTTGTACTGCGACAGGTTTGTCGGCCCGCCCGCGGTAAGCGTCACAACCCCGCCCGAGCGCACCATGCTGGTGATGCCGATAGCGATGGCTGAAGACGCGATACGGTCAATCAGGATGGCTGTCGGCGGCGTGGCCTGGTAGATCAGGCCCATGCTCACGTTTTGGAAGAATCGTTCGTAGAAGCACGGCACGGCCGTCAGGAACTCGTTCTGCGCGCGTGACAGGTACTGCAGCATCTCCGCCTGAGTGAAGATCGGGTCCGTGGCCTCCTGTGTCGGAAAGGTGGCTCCCCAGACCGGAGCCGCGGCAAGATGATTGTTGGCGAAGTTGGCGGTGAAAGTGGTAGGGGTTGGAACGGTCAGGACGGTGACGACCTCTTGCGCGGCGTTGCCGGGCACCTCTACTACGAGTTGCGCGCCGGGATAGACGTAGGTGGTCGAGGCGATAGTGGCGGTTTGCGCCGCTCCCGCAGTGACAGGGTTGACGAGGGGCTGGTAGACGGCGGGCTGTGCGAGGTGAGCTGCCACCTCCATAAGTACGTCACCTGCCGTCCTGTATCCCACACCTGGAATGCTCAACCTTCACCCCTCAATGTTCCACGATTCACCTTTTCCCTGTTTGTTCCCCTAAGCCGTGACGAGCGCTTCTTCCGGCGCGGCAACCAAGTGCGTCTCGTCCCAATCCGCCGGCTTGTTGACGCCGAACATTCCGTTGCCTCCGCACGCGATACAGGTTGCCGACATGAAGCCCGGCCCGCCCGCCATCTTCTGTGTGGTCTGTCCCTTGCCATCACATGCGGTGCATTCAGCCACAAAACCTCTGCCAAAGCAAGATCGGCAGGCGCGCTCGCCCGTGCCTTCGGGATGGTCTGCGAGACCGCAAGAGCATTTGCTGACTACGCCGTGGAACCGCTGAATTCCGTTCGCCATGGAAATCTCCTATCTCTTGGTTGTTGGGTTGACGTTTTGAGCCGCGCCATAGCCGCCCGTGAAGAGCAGCGGGTCGCGCAGATCCTGTATGGCCGTCATGCGCTTCGCGCCCTGCATGTACTGGTCGAAGAGTTTCATGCCCTCCTGGAACTCTCCCCCGAGTTCCTTGATCCGGCAGTAGAACGCTGCGTACTCCTCGATCAGTTGGAAGAAATTGTCCTCGAAAACCACGCTCTCGCTTCCAGTGTACGGCCAAACATCCGTCGTTGGATACTGAATTGCGGTCACGTTGACGCTTTGCGGTGTGGACGGCGCCGGATGGACCACAAAGAGGTTGAATCCGATCGGCGCCCAGCGCACAGCAACGTCGTCCACGTCCTGAGTCCAATCCGGTCCCCACGAGGTCATCAAAAAGTCGAGATCCCACAAGTTGACTTTGTAGAGAGGTGAGCTCGCGCCCTGGATGTCCGTGATCGCAAAGTAGCCCTTTGGCACGGCCTGCCATACCGAGTTGGCGGTCAGCGTCAGTGGAATGTTGACGATCTGCGTAGGCCGGCCAATAAGCAGAAGTAGATCGTTTTGGGCTTCCATGATCGCCGAGTAGATCTCGTATTGCAAACTCCACCATACGCCAGAGCCGCTCGGTTCTTCCAAGCGGCTCTGGACATTCGCGGCGAGCGTGGAGATCGGTGTCGTCATTCATCCCCTATGCGGTTCCGCAGGGTAGCGCACTACTTTGGACCGCATACCAGCAATAGCCAAGACTGGCGGGTGGAACCTGCCCAATCAGCGGCAAACTGAAAATCGTAAATGCTAAAAGCAAGATGAGTTTCTTCATGCCAATGCTCCCTTAAATCTGGCCGAGCGCCGCAACGAAAGTGTCGCTCGATGTTCCGTAGGCCCAAAACGTTGAGGTGTTCCAGGATTGGCTGGTGCCGATCGCGCCCGAATCGAACAAAGTGCTCGGCGCCAGCACATCAATAACCGAGAGATCGGTTGAGTTGACGGTGGACGCATTGGCAATATAGAGCACGTTGGACCCAAGAAAGCGGATGCGGATGCGGCCGGCGGTCTCGGCCAGCACACACCACTCGCCGCTGGCGGCATGGGACTTCTTCAAACCCTGCACTACCATCGCAGTTCCGGAGGTGATCGATTTCACCATCCCCTGATCGGGAATGGAGCCGGCGGCCACGATACCCGGCTTGAACGCCGCGGTCAGCCCGACAGCCACGCGGTCGCCCGGCAGAAAGCCGTTGGTCGAGGTGACGGTCAGCGTACACTGCGTCTCGTTGGAGCCCGGCGTAAGGTTGCCGCTGAATTGATCCGGCGGCGGCGTGACAGCGGCGGTGACGGCCGTGCCGAAGACGGGCTGCGCGCTGCCTGAAACGGTTTGAACTCCATAAAACGGTCTGAGCGACATAATCAATCCCCCTTGAGTCTGGTCAGTGGATTCTCGGCATCGCGGCCATACGGCGACGGCGGACAGCATGGCCCTTCCGTGTTGGTCGGCTTGGCCGGCGCGTGAACGCTTCGGTAACTGGACTTGTAGCCGATTCCGCCCATGGCGCCCCGGCAATTGTCCATGATCGAGTTGGGCCGCTCGACGGACTTGCCCTTGCCGCCCCAGTCGTTCGGCTCGTTCTCGTCCCACTCGGGATGCGTGCCCAGGCGCGCGCGGTCGATATGGAAGTCGTCGGTGGCGGGATGGGAATTGGTGGAGATTTCCACTTTTCCACCGTTCTTGCTCCGGAAAACTCCGCCGGTCTGTTCTGATGGTTCGCTCATGCGTACCTCCGTCTCAACTGAGAGAACTTCCTCTTGACAAGATCGCTCACAGTCACCTCGCGCTGTTGCGGCGGGTCGTCCCAATTCTGCCGGTCTTGGTTCAAAACAACGTGCTGAAATCCAAGCCGCGTCTCGGCTGCCGATAGTTCACGGATGCTGGACACATGGAGCCTCTGGCCAAATTCGTCATAGACGTGATCCAGGGTCAAATCGAACGGATTGGCACAACTCTTCGGTATCCAATCCGCCGCCAAGCATCCGCAATCATAACCCAGCCATCTCTTCTGCTCGGCCATGTACCGCCGCCGAAAAACCACCGTGCCGCAAGCATCACAAGTCTGACTCATCTCGTCTCCATCTTACCACTACCAATCGTTCGCCGCGCCGCCGGACATAACGGCATGTTGTGCGTCCCAAAGCGATCCCCCCGGCGTGTAATACGGCAGATCCTCGCCCTGAATCGTCGCACTCGTCCGGTACAGGTTCTCATCCTCGTTCATCATCTCGACCAACAGGCCTTCGTACTCCTGGTGAAAGGTGTTCGCCAACTGCAACGCCGTCTGCGGATCGTAGCCGGGGTTTTCCTTCGGCTTGTAGCGCAGCGCCCAGCACATCGCTTCTTTGATGACCACATCGCAGCGAATGTACGGCGGAAGAGAATCGGTGTCGTTGACGAGGTTGGCCGGCTGCGTGTAGGCCATGAAGGGCAGCGCCTGTTGGGTGAAGGGGGATGGCCATAGTTCCACCAGATAGTTTCCGTTCGGATCTGCCGGCATCGGAGCCAGCCCCCAAGGGAAGTTCACGGTGATGCGCCACGGGTCGCGGTTGTCCAGATAGTCCTGTGTGAGATTCGTCCACAACTTGAATCCCATCTGCATATTGACGCACGTCTTAATGTATTTGATGTTTGGCCCGAAACTGTAGTACATCTGCACGATGTAGTAGCCGGTCGTCTGCGTCGTCTGCCCCGGCGGGAACGGGCCACCCCAAGGAAGCTCCAGCGTCAGCACCTGCGCGAAGGGATCGACTCCGGTGATCGTGTAGATGGGCGTGTTGAGGCCGGCGCGAAACTGGCGGCCGATGAGCGTCTGGTCCCAGGTCGTGTTGTTGCCCTGCACGGTATTGGAGTTGTAGGTGACCGTCGCCGTGCCGCCGCTGACTGAGGCTGGGCAGATGATCTGGCCTTTAGTGAAGAGGCCATACCAAGTGCGACGAGAATACAAACCTCGAACAATGTTATTGATCCATCCAGGTATCTGAGCTATGCAGTTAGGATTCCAAGAGCTAACTTGCCCAATCATTCCTCCGAAGTTCATTTGCTGGACAAACGGCAGCACGCCAGCGTTCGGCTGGACCTGCTGGGGAATCACGATAGGTGGAATGATCGGAATGTAACTACCCTCCGTTCTTCAGGAGGGGAGGGGCGCGGTAACCGTCTGTGACCCCGCCCCTCTGTGATCGATCCTTACTCTCCGCTGGTCAGGAACTCGGCGAACCAGGTGCATCCGCTGAGATCGGTGCCTGGAGAAACTTGCGGCGCGCTGGTTGGCGTTCCGGTGACAAGAAGCGTTGCCGTGCCGGTGTCAGCCCCAGAGGAAATAGCCGCCATCTTTCCATTGAACTCGAAGGCAGAGCCAGTCAGTCCGGTCGAGATCACGCCGAAGATGCCGCCATCCAAAACAGATCCGAGAACCATGCTTTGAATGAGAACGATGTTTCCAGGGACAAAGGCGTTGGTGGCTGTGATGGTGGCCACTCCTGCCGTGCCGGCCGAAGATGCTGTTGCCGAGGAATTGCTCGCGGTTGCGACAGCTCCGAGCGTAACCGGAGCGCCGCCGGCGGTGACCAGCAATGTTGCTGTTCCGGTGTCGGCAGCGGTGCCGATCGTTGAGCCTCTCCAAACAGCGGTGAACTGTGAAGTGGAAGCCGTCACAATCTTGAGGATGTAGCCATTCAACGTAGTGGCTGTGGTCACGCCTTGGATCACCACAAACTGCCCGGCGGAGAACGAGTTGGCGCAGGTCACAGTAACAGTAGACCCAGAAGTTCCGGGATTGGCTGCTGTCGCGACAAGATGCGTGATGGTTGCCGAAGCTCCCGTGGTGAGCAGGTTGCCTGTGGCGGCCTGGACGAGCTGGAAGGTTCCCGTAATGTCTGCCGTGGCTGCGGTGATATTGGCTTGGAGTCCCTGATACGCCGTGAACTGCGTGGCGCTCGCGGTAACCACTTGAACGATTTCGCCGTTGAGTGCGCCACCCGCGGTGAACGACTGCAGGTAGACAAAATTCCCCGCCGCAAGAGTGTTGGCGACCGTAACGGTAATGAGCCCCCCGGTCGTAACGCCAATCTTGGTCGAGGTCGCTGAAAGAGGTCCAAGGCCCAGCGGGATACCTGCGGCGGCTTGCGCCGGCCCCAAGGTAACGAGCATGGTCATGGTAGTCGACGGGCTGGGAGTCGTCGCGAATGAACTGGTTGCGGGAACAAAACTGAGTCCATACAGAGACCCGGCGGAATTTGCTGCTGTTTCCCATGCTCCATAGGCGAACTCGCCCTCGAAAGAGCCGGTAACACTGGATCCTGTCGCCAGCGAGCCGGGAATCACATACCCGCCTGAAGGATAGTCCGCAGATCCTGGCTGCAATTGATAGCCGCGCAAATACTGTGACTGCCCCAAAACAGCCTTGCAATCCGCAATCGGTGTAATCGTCAACATGGTTGCTGCTCCTTGAGTCTACGCCTGCGCACTATTTCAGCACGCGGGCGTCCGGTTAGAACGTGGGATCGCAGTTGACCCAGATATCCGAAGTTCCGTTGGTGGCGATGGCTGTCAAAGTTATCGCGTTACGCTGCGAGATCATCGAACCGCCGGAACTGACCTTCTGGCAGGCAAAGTTGCCGCTTACGCCGTACTGCTGGTCGCCAACAGCCGATCCTGCCGTCACAATCGCCGCCGGCACAAATCCCTTGGTGGCGATGAAACAGAAGTTCCCGTTCAGAAGAGTGGTGGCCGCGGCTCCGGCGGTTTGGCCGAGAGAAGTATAGTTCGGCAACAGCCAGCCGGCCAGGGAGTTCAGGTTGCCGGTGCCTGCCGGAAGCCCTTCGGAGAACGTTCCGGTAACTGTCGTGAACGTCTCGTCCGTCCAGTAGACCGGAGCGGGATACGCCAGCAACGCAGAGGCGGTCGTCGACTTGTAGCGGACGTAGCGCACGATCAGCGGCGCGCCCCAGCCGTTCGAGTTCAGCGACCCGCTGGCGCTCGGATAATACTGAGCCGGCGAATACAGCGAAGACCCAGGAGCGATCAAAAACGCGGCTCCAATTGGGTTCAGCGCGCCATTCGGCCAGCTTGGCGTATTCGTTGGCGGCTGCGTTGAAACTGTGCTCGCGTAAGTGTCGATGGCGGTGTACAGGTTGCCGGTCGAGACTACCGGAAATTCATATTGAATCATTGTTAAGTCCTCCGGCGCCGATGCGCCCGAAACTACTTTGCTTCCAACATCAGTTCCAGCGCGGCTACTTCATCTTCGCGCCTTCGATCGCCGCTCAATAAATCGAGCGGTTTCACATTCAAAAAATCCCAGCGGTCTTCGCAGTTGCGCACGGCGCTCGTAATTGCGTTTAACATAAATCCTTTGCTTACAAAAAGATCACCCAGTAATTCCTGACAAAATGAAGCCCAGGCGCGACGCGCTGACCACGATGTTGCCGCCGAAGCAGAGCTGGCCGGCGGAGTCAACCGAGTTCGGCAGTTCCTTGAAGCCGGTGAACCCGAAGCCAAACAGTTCGTGATCCGAGATGTGGACATTCACGAAGTCGGTGTTCATGCCGAAGACGTATCCGGTCGGGCAATACTGGTCAACGACGAGCCGCTGGTTGTTGAACCGGATGGCCGTGAAGCCGATGTTCTGCGCCTGGTCAACCATGATGTTGTCGTTGACGCGCTGCGCCGGAATCAGCTTGTTGTAGAGCTGGTTGTAGATCGACTGCGTGGTTGCGATCAGGTTCGGTTGGCGGTTGCCAAAGGTTCCCTGGCCATAGGCCTTCTGCAGCGCGGTGATCGACAGCGGCCCGGCGATGTTGGCGTAGTAGCCATTGATGCCGGTCGAGGCACCCGAGCCGATCGCGGCGCGGGGGAGGCCGCCATAGGTCGGATAGTTGGTGCCATCATCATACCCAGCGAGCAGGCCGTCCAACGCAATCTGCGAGGACACGGTTCCCTGGCCGTCGTTGTAGATGTCGGTCGCCAACGCCTGAGCCAGCGCCTGCGAACCGTTGATCATCTTCTCTTCGACGAAGCTCATTACCGCGTTGTTGCCCATGTTGATCGGCAACTGCGTGCCCTGAATGGTCACGTTCGCGTAGTAGAACTTCACCGCGAAGGTCATCGCCGTGTCCGTCTGGACATAGGAGATGTCGAAGGTGGAGCCTGGAGCGAACGGGCCAGCCTTCAGCGGCGCGTACTGAATCGGCTGCTGGATGTAGAGGCCACCCGGAAAAGGCTTGACCGTCTCACCTTTGAAGATCTGAACGAAAACCGGAGATACCTTGTAATACTCGTCCACGATCTCGGGGACAATCTCCTGCTTCGTTACTGCGCTGATGTCATTGATGTTAAGCGCCATCACTGGCCTCCGTTGTTAAAGTTTGTTGAGTCCTAGCTCGCCAATTCAACTTGGCGGGCCTGAAGCCTGTCGAGTGCCGCGGCCGCACGCCCCGCGCCGGTCGTTGGAGTTCCGTCCGCGCTGGTCTTGCCGCGGTTGATGAACATCCGAATGTTGCTGTTGGTTGCCGGCGGCGGAGTGGTTCCTGGAACCGCAGAGGATCCAGACCGCGCCTTGATGCCGTCCGCAATTCCTTTTTCAATGGTCTTCTGCTGAACAACCGGCGCCACGTAATCGTTGTAGGCATCGGTGATCGAGCGATAGCCGCGCGCCTTAACTTCCGGCTTCTCCAGGAACGCAGTGAAATCGGCAGAGTCAAATGGCGTACCAACCTCGCGCTCGTGGCGTCCGTAGATGCGGTTCAACTCGTCGGCCCGCGTGATCGAAATCTTCACAGCATTGTTGACCAGTTCGTCGCCGCGCGTCTTCACCACATCGGCAATTCGGGCGTCAACCGTCTCGTTGATCTTGCCGAGCTTCGCGTCGAGCATCCGGTCGATCGCACTCAAGTCAAACTGTCCAGTGACGGGTGGAGGTGTGCTGCGCGCCGGAGGTGGTTCGGTTACCGTGGCCGGAGGTGTCGTCGAATCTCCGTCCCAATACTCAATCAATTCCTGACCGCGGGCAAGGCGGGTCGCCACCGCGCTGTTGCCCTCAATCTTCGCGAATTCTGCCGGGCTCAGTATGCCCTTCAAATCGTCAAGCAATGCCATACACTACTCCCCTTCGCACTAAGCTGCGTGCGACTCGTCTGTTTGGGATGGTGGAGGTGATGGAGGCCCGCCAGCCGGCGGCTCCGGTGGTGCTTCTGCCGGCTTGTCCTCGCCGGAATCCAAATCTTTCGGGTCTTTCTTCAGACCCTGGACGACCATGGCTTTGATGTCTTCCTTCATTTTGTCAAAGCCAGGCTTTAATTCCTTCTTGAGCTTCGCCATCTTGCTCAGGACACGGTACACGCCCGTCAACCCCTTCATCAACTCTTCATC